GCACCCACGGACCCACCGAAGCTCTCACCGAGAACTCCGTACTTGCGAACCTCTTGGCGCATTTGGGCGGGCTCGCGCAACCCTAGTCCCGACGCGGCTGTGTCACCGGCCCACATGCCGTAGGCACCGCCAGCCAGGCCACCGACAACGGCACCCGGGATGCCACCAGCAGACCCGAGGGTTGCACCTGTCACAACACCAGGGAGCACGCCGACTGTGCGCAGGGCACCGCCAGCCATTCCCTCACCCACAGCATTCACCTTCTCACCGAGGGTGGCGCTGGGAGTCGTGCTGACTAAATCGGAAATATCATTGGATGTGTCCGGTGCCGCATGCTTAATCACCGCAGTACCAGCGCCGACCATACCTCCAACCATGGCACCGACTGGTCCATATTTCAAACCCTGAAACGCACCCTGAATCGCACCCTCACGAGCTCCCGTGTCTGTGACAGGCTCGGAGACGATCAGGTCTTGAATGTCACTGCTCATGACTATTTCCTCACTTGAGGTTTTGGGTCATCCCGGTACAAGAATCGAGTATTTGGTTCCAACTTCATCACTTCTGCACGAGTATTCACCTTGACCTGTGGCACATCGAGGCGTTGCAGACTGAACCGAATGGCGTTCGAGATGTCAAGGGCATCCTTGCGGTCCTCCATAGATGCTGCGGTCTTCCCAGCGGCGACGTTATCGAGTTGAGTCAACTTGCTGCGCAATTCCTTGTCGATCACCTGAATGTCACGCCACATTGCCTCGGGGTTATCCCACGTCTTGCCTGTGATGTTCACGAGTTTCATCAACTCTTGACGGTAGGTGTCAGCGATCTTGGAGTTCGGTCGCAACGCCTGCGCAAGTTGCTCTTGACCAATATCCATTGACTTCTGGGCTTCACCATACCTGCCGAGACTGAAGTTTCCCCCTACCAGAGGAGTGCGATTGAGAGTCTGACCCAACTTCGCCGTGGGTCCGGCCACGAACGGCACGTTGTCATAGAGTCCGGGTAATGGGGCTGATTGGGCAGCAGGTGTCTCAGCAGTCGGGACACCTTGACTCCCGCGCCCAGCGCCTGCGCCAGTGGACTCCGTTGGTGCTGGGATAGTCCACTTCCCACTAGAGTCAACTTGACCCTGACCAACCACTTGACCATTGATGTCGAGTTGTACCATATCGCCAGGACGCGGGGCTCCAGTTGCCGGCGCACCAGCGAAGAACGATGCGCCGCGATTCGTGGCTTCCTTGACGAACCCGGGCATCGTGACTTCACGGGTCGTGATCACGCCGGTCAACGGGTCAGTGACCTTCACAGGTGCATAAGCCTCGACGACTGACGCTTCAAACACCCGAGCCTCCTCGGGTGTCATGAGACCGTTCGAGTAGCGCACCGAGTTCTTGGTCACGTAGTCGACAGATCGTCCACGGATACTGTTACCAAAATTCCCCCCACTCCCGTTGTCCACATAGGTCTTGAAAATCTTGTCCACCTGATCCTGAGATGCGGGCTTCTGCTGGATCAGTTCGAGTTCGGTGATCTCGTCGGCCGGGGTCATGTCCTTCTTGGCCGGCAGCGTGCGAATCCGGGACACCTCATCGGGGGTCAACTCGCGCCCGAGTCGGCTCTGAAACTTGCCGACGTTTGCCTGCACCCGACGCTCCTCTTGGTCCATCTTCCCGCGCCCCACTGCCGCGTCGATGCGCAGCGGCCGAGCCTCATCCATCGTGAGGTACTTGGAGAACGACTCGTCGGTCATCAATTTCTCAGCGCCCTCGATGTTCCCCTGCGCCAACTGCGACCGGACTGCGGCCTGCAGCGGTTTCGCATAGGCGAGGCGCTTCGCGGACTCGTACTGGTCCTTCGACATGGCCGGCTTCCACATCTCCACCGCAGCCAGGTTCTCGTCCTTGGCGAAGCTCCAGATGTCCGGGGCCGCGTCGACCTGCATCATGGACTTGTTGAACTGCTGATCGAGCGCCCGACCCATCTGGTCCTGACCGGCCTTGATCTTCGCCGTGATGGCGCTCTTGCCGTACTGCGCGAGTTGGTTGTCGAGTTGGCGCTCCAGTGCAGCGCGAGCCTCGGGGCGCCCGGAGAAGTTACCCAGGGCCTCCTGACGCTTTTGGTTCAGGGCGTTCTGGAACTCAGGCAGTGCCTGCTGGCTCATGATGTCCTGACGCTTCTGGAAGTCATCGAGAGCCGTGACAGCCCACGTATCGACACCCTCCATCACGTCCTGAGCCGCACCCAGCTCCTCGCGCCGCTGGACCCGTTCGCCGATGTCCTGGAGCACGTTACCCATGCCTTCCAGCGCCTGTGCCGGGGCAGCGCCGAAGTCGGCACCCGAGGCTCGGGGGCCTTGCGCCGTGGTCTGTTGTTCGTATAGATTGAGTCTTGGCATCGCGCCCCCTAGAAGTATTTGCCCGCGCTCGACAGGAGCGAGGTGCCAGCGCGCATGTATCCCGCGGTGCGGGCGTTCTTACCCCGAGCCTCGTAGAGCGCGGCCTCGCGCTGTCCCGAGTACCGGGTGTTGAGTGCGTCGATCTCGGCGTTGGCGGCAGACTCCGAGAGCACGGCCAGCGGGGTGCCTGCCATCGTGGCTCCCGACTTGCTGACCCCGGCTCGGATGCTCCCGAGTTGGCGCTGCGCGGCCGTTCGCTGCGCGGTCTCACGGGCCTGTGCTTCGGCGCGTGCCGAGTCAGCGTTGAACTGTGCGGCTTGGGACTCGGCCTTGCCCGCGCCAAGTGCGCCCAGCGCCCCGACAGCGGTGCCAACGGTGCTCAGGGTCGTCCCGAGTGCGAACGCGCCACCAGCGCCGAACAGTCCGGTCGTGGCTGCTGCGGCTGCAGTGGTTGCCGTGGCCGCTGTGGCAGCGGTTCCGAGTGCGAGTGCAGGTAGGAACGCCATTATCTAACCCTCGCGTAGAGCAGCATATCGGCGCCATCGGGTCGGTACGCCTTCATATAACCTTCGAGTTCAAACCCGAGCATCTTGATCCACCTGTGTCCCTCTTTGAACCCGACATCCACAGCCGCCTCGATCCTGCGAAACGGGGTGCGGATCAAGAAGTCGCGCACCGCTTTGTGGATAGCTGGGAAAAACTGACCCGCTGACTCTGCGATCAGAGCGAACGCGATCGCCCGATTCTCCCATTGCGGCTCGACTCCTGCAACTGCAAGCACCACACCATCGTGCTCCGCGGTCCATGCGAGTCCTTTGTCTGACAACTCAGTGAAGTCGCCGCGCACATCCACGATACGTGTCAGGTACTCCTGCGCCGGCTGCATGGCGATCCGCTCAGTATCACCCGTAACCCACGGTCTAACGATCATAGGTGTGCATCTGCGGCAGCAGTGCCCTCACGGTGCAGGGGAGCGGGAGTCGGTGCTGCACGACCATCTGCGTGCCCTTTTCATACTCACCAGGCCAGGCCAGCCGATCGGTCTGCCCGGTGAACAGAGGTATAGGTGCGTCCATGTCGTCACCCGAACTGCGCATCGCATACTCGTCCATGTCGATCGTGTTCGGCCCGTACCATAAACCAGCACCAGTCTCAAACAAGTCGAGCACGATCCCGTTGATCCGCTGCTCCTTGCCCTGAGCCGTACCGTCCTGGGCCCCGGCCTCAATTGGCATGGTCTTGATGGTGGCGGTGTAGGGCAAGCCCACATTGACCACGGACGCGGCCAGTTGCAGGGTGATGGCGCCCGAGGTCACGGTGCGGTTCGGATGCACGGCTCCATCGGCCAGCACTGCCACATCCTCACCTTCGAGGTGGTCAAGTCCGGTGATCGAGGTGGTGGCCGCACCGTCGTAGGTCAGGCCACTGTCCACAAAGAACGCATACTCATCGGTGCGATACTTCTCAAGGTATTCGACATACCGCACCGTGGCGCCGTCCACCGCGCGTCGCACAATCATCCACGTCGAGTCCTGGTCCCCGTCCCAATGCGGGACCACGACCACGGACTCCACGATGCCGATGGGGTGTCGGTGCCAGCCCACTACATCCTCGGTACGTTCGTAGGTCATGCCTGCCAGCACGCCATCGGTTCGCGGTGCCCAGACGATTTGATTGGGCTCCTGCTGGTACGCCAGGTCCACGACACCGGACTCAGTGACGTGATCGGCCAGCACGTTCATGTTGGGCGCGACAAACGAGTCGGTGTCGAACTGATATGCGTATTCGCGCAGCTTGCGGCCGGCACGCTGCAGGAACAGGATCACCGAACCCACGCGCAATGGCTTGACATCCGTGGCGCTGCCGAACGTGGTCTGCGGCGTGATCTTCACGTTGGTGGGCGTCACCGGGTCACTGATCTGGGTGGCGCTCAGGGTGAACTCGCCGTTGGCCGTGCCGATGGCCAGCACTTTGGTGGGCGCCAACCACTCGATCGTATTCATGTCCTGTGTGTTGATCGTGTAGTTCAACGCATCATCGTCGTTGGTGCCGTACTTGTGGTTCTCGTAGTCTCCCGACACGCTGGCCCACAGGGTCTGAGGCCGGCTGGTCGAGCCGGCGAACCACAGACGATCCTCATAGAACGTGACGGCGTGCGGGTGCCCGCGTCGGTTGGACCACGCACCCTCGGACCAACGGGTCGTGGCGCTGGTGGTGGGCAGGCGCTTGACAACGGTAGCCGTGACCTGAGTGGCGCTGGTGTAGGCAGTGACCTGAGCGTACCCGGCCCCGTCGTGCAGGAATAGCCAATCGACCGCCCCGTCACTCTCGGTGCCGCTGGTGTGAATAGGTGGTCGTGAGCCAGCGGTGGCGCTGTTCGCGGCCTGGTAGATGTTGCCCAGGTAGTACACGATGTTGCCCGCGGTATGGACGACCCCGGTGGTCCACTGGTTGTATTTCGAGGCGCTGATCTCGCTGATCTTGAAGTATGAGCCCACGTCACCTGCGACGAACAGGGACGCCGATGCGGTGAGCGTGATGCCCGCACCTGTGACCGCCGAGGCAGTGATCGTTGTGGTCCCCGTGTTCTCGTCGTTGAACGGGGGCCATGCGAACGTAACGGCGGTCAGGGTCCACGACAGGGCGCTGACACGCGCGAGTTTGTAAGGTGGGTGCTCGGGGTGCGTGATGTAGACCACATCGGCTGACTGAGCGTATTCGAGTGCGGCCACCTGAGCCGAGGTGTACGGACTCACGACCTCGTAAGGGACACCGGGACTCGACTCAACAACCCCACCATCCAGATAGAACCGGACGTACAGGTCCCCGAACTCCAGACCATATGCTTGGGTCGTACTGTACTCGAATGGTAGCAGGCGCGTGGCGTCCGCGGAGTCCTTGACCTCGGCCACGAACCGGGTGCCTGGACGCTTGCGCGCTGGGCCTTGGATCTGAGGAATAAAGTTCTCAAGGGTCTCGCACCCATTCTTGAACTTGTCAAGGGACGGACGCCCCTTGAGCAACGGAGACAGTTCACCGGCATTGAAGGACGTTTGAGCAGGTGAGGCTTTCATCAGTACCTCACTTTAATCCACTCGTCCTCCTCATACACAACAGGTGGGTTCTCCTGCGCGTCGGCCCGCTTCGCATCATCGATGAACACGTCGTATTCCTCCAGGAGCGCCTTCTTTTTCGTGGTGCTCTGGGTCAGTGGTTCAGCGAGTTCTGCAGCCAGGCGAGTGGCCACGGTGTCAATGAACAGCGCATCATAGACATTGGGGTCCGTGATGCTGGCGATGTAGCGGATATACAGGACCGTCGCGTTGGCGTGGATGAACCCGTTTTCGAGTTGGAATTCGCCTGTGGATAGGTCACGGACTTCGAGCAGGCGCAGGAAGTCAGAAGGGAGTGGAAACTTCGCCGTGAACCCCCAGTTGGGGGCAGTCTCATGCGCGGCCAGGTTGGTGCGCCTGACGGCGAAGTTCCAAGGGTGCATGCGCAACACGCGGTCGCGCACCAGGGGCCAGTTGCGCAAGCACAACCGAGCCGCCTTGGTGTTGTCGTCAAGGGACGTGATGGCACCGTGCCCCGCCTTGTCGAGGGCGCTATTGCAGAGGTCAACGACGCTCGGCATGGGTTACCCCATCACTGAGGTTCGAGGCGCAGGATTGCGTTCTTGATGCGCTCCAAGAGCACCGCGATGGCACCCTTCTCCAGCGTGTCGTCGTACAGGACGCGGACACCGTTGGTCAGGGTCAGGGCGCTCCCGTCTTCCAAGGTCATCGACTCCTGTTCCGTCTTGATCGCGGCGTCAACGAATTTCTTTGCCATGGTCTCTCCTGTTGAAAAACAGGGGCCGAAGCCCCCGGTTCATTACGGACCCGAGAAGTACAGGTCGATGGCCACGGTGCCTGCACCCGGCAGGGCCGCGGCAGCGATGGTCATCAGAACCGTTTCTTCGGCGGTCAGGGCGTCGTCATCCGTTGCCGCCACGTTGCCGAAGAGCGTCGGCACGGTTGCGGTGTTGATGGCAGCGGTGCGGTACTTACCCGTGGCACCAGCGATCCCGATGGCCACGGTGGCGGTGCCACCCATGGTCGCCGAGGCATTGATGATGCCGAAGGCGAAGCGGTAGCCGGCCGGAACCCGGGCCAGCACCATGTCGTCACCGGACGCTTGCGCGGCCATGGTGAACGACGCACGGAAGCGGCGAAGCCGGCCCCCGTGGATACCACCGTCGGATTTCGTGGTGGGTGTGGTGCCGAAACCGGCGACCTCGTTTGCGTAGGTACGTGCCATGTCGTGTGCTCCTTACAGATCGCAGATGATCTCGACGACCTTCTTTTCTTCGGTGCGGGTGGCACCAAAGGTCCCTTTGACGTACACCTGCGTGGCATACGACTTGTCAGCACGCTCGCTGATCTTGGTCGTGATGTCGTTCCACATGCCCAGGTGCATGCCCGACTTGGCCCAGGCGATGCAGCGCCGGTCGCCCGACCCATCGACACCCAGACGCTCGCAGTGGATGAACTTGAACCCGAGAAACGTGTCCACGTTGCCCTGCACCAGCGCCTTGACGGTGTTGTAGTCGGAACTCGTGACCTCGGTGGTGCCGAGCAGGTTGTCCATCTGCACCGCCGTGACAGCGACGTAGAGGGGGTCCATGGCAACATCGACCTCGTTGGTCAGCAGGATTTTGCGAGCCGTGCGCAACTTGGCGACCGTGAGACCCGTGGCGCCGACTGCGATTTGCTGGTTGGCAGTGTCGAATGCGGTGCTCGTGGAGCCGTTCTCGCCGGTCAGGGCGGTGCCCAGAGCAGCGGTGATGATGATGTCATCCATCGCACGACCCAGAGCGTATGCGCCGTTCATGGCGTAGGGGCTCGTGGGGTCGATCAGCATGCGCAACTTGTCCTGATCGTCGATCATGTCAGCCCACTCGTAGTCCGTGGGGTGAACCCAACGGGCATCGTGCGGGGTGCTGATCAGAGGCGTGTCAGCGTGGCGACTGGTTCGGGCTTGCGCCGTGACCTCGCCGATCTGCTCGACTGCCTTGGCGGCTTTGCCGGTGTAGGAACCGACGGTCACGCAATCGCGCAACCGGGAACCGCGCTGCTGGAGCAGCAGTTGCACGTTGGTGCTGTATTGCTGCACGAACGCGGTCGTGACTTGGAAACTCATGATATGACCCTTTCAGGTGGTAAGTGGAAACAAAATCACCGAAGCTCTGTTTCGACTTATCCACTTGAGTGGGGTCATTTGCTCAGAAAATCTGGAACCTGGTTGTCCTTTACGGGCCGGGTCAGCGTTTTCCGAGGGGTCGGGGCCGGTGGGTCCTCAACTGCTGGCAATCCTAGCACATATTTTTCAACGTGTGCGCAAGACTCAATGAGTTTTGTCACATCGAACAGGCCAACCTTGGTCGCTTGTCCCACCATGGCCTCGAATACGCGCAGGCGAATCTCATCCGCCTGCATGCGCGGCCTCCATGAGTCGTTGGAGCTTGTTCACGGCATCCTTGTCGCCAGCGAGGTACTTGTCCATGAAACCCTTGTCGAGTTTGAGGTCCGCGATCTGCTGCTTCGCTGCGGCCGGCGTGGTTCCGAATCCACCCTCGCTGCGCTCCCCGGCGAACGAGTCCTCGCCCATCTTGGAGCCGAGTTGCGCGAACAGGCGCAGCATCTCGGCCGTTCCGAGCTTGTCCTCGATCGCGCTGAGTTTCCCAGCGTCGTACCCCAGCGCCGTGGCAGCACGACGTCCGGCGCCGATCATCTGGTCGTAGGCTTGACCCCACTCCTGTTTCAGTGAGCCGATGGCCTTCTCGGACTCCTGCGCCATCTGGGCCTGAAGTTTCTCCTGCATCGAGCCCGACATGCCGTTGAACTCATTGAACAGCGACTGCGCCTGCTTGGTGTTGAGCCCGTGCTTGTGCGCCGCGCTCTTGAACCACTCGACCATCTCGGGACTGCCGCCCTCGGGCACCTTGAAGCCGTACTCGTCGGGGTTCGCTGGTCGGCCGAGTTTCGTGTAGAAGGCTTCGAGTGCCTCGGGGCTGGCGTCCTCGGGCGGCAGTTCCAAGAGGTTCTTGGCGCCCCCGGCGAACTTCTCCAGGTTGCGGTACGACATCAGCAGGTCCGAGGGTTCCTTCCACCCCTTGTTGCTGACGTAGGCGTTCGTGTCCTCGTCGAATGCGGCTGTCCAGACCGAGTTGGGGGTTGGTTGCGCGGTGGGTTGCACACCAGCGGCCGGGGCAGCAGGGGTGCCGTTATCGCCCAGCAGGGCGGCAGCAGAGTCAGTCATTGGGGTCAGTTCCTTGAGTTAGAGATTCATAAAACGCGACCATTTTTCGCAGATCGTCAATCGTCGCTTCCCGCTTTATCGAGTTGGCCCTCATGCTAACCACTACGACATTGCCTCGCACGTACCCTCGCTTGGGGTTAATTCTGTCAATTGATGGACTGTCGTTACTCAATCGACCAACTCCTTTCACCAAAGGTGTTCCGAATATTGGACATTTTTCTGGGAGAGGTATATCACCACGAACTAGATCAAAGGGAATGCCCTTCTTTCGTGCCCTCGATCTGATTTGCGTTATGGCCTGACCCTCCCAATCTGTTTCCCATCTAGCCGCCATTTGACGCTTCTTCGCAGCCCTGTACTCAGGATTGGCCCACCTTGTACGGTGAACCTGCTTCAATTTGTCAGCCAACCCATTGGCGTTTTCAGCGTACCTCTTTCGGTATAACTCTCGATTTCTCTCGATGACTTCCGGCCTCTTACGTCTCTCTTGGTTGTAAGATTTCACCTTCTCCGGGTCTCGATACGGCACTGTTACTCCTGCGGGTACTCCTCGACCAACTCGAAAATGTCATCTTCGGTCAAGTTCATGTGAGATATTATCCGCAAAAATACTTCTCGTCTACCCTCCAGCAAGAATGTGACATTCGTGTTGTTCACATCTGCCGTGGGCACGGATGCCCTGCAGAAGCGTCGAAGATCGGCCAGCACCTTGCGACCTTCGATTGAATTGAACGTCGCACGGTAGGCCCGCCGACGAATGAGAGTCATGGGGTTGAGGTTCATGCGCCCTGCAGCAGTTGGTTAGCCTGCGCCGCGTCCTTCATGGCCCCGGCGAGGGGTTGTGCTGCCTGCACCATCGCGGCCTCCTGTGTCTGCTGTGCGCGCTGCTGGCGCAGTTTGTCCACGGCATCTTGGCTGCGCAGCACCGGGGTCGGCACGCCAGAGACCTCAGCGGTCAGGCGGGCCAGGGCGTCAGGGTCGAACACGTCGAGCACCTCGGGGTTGATCTGGGCAAACGGGGCCAGAAGCTCCATGGTACGTTGCACGCCCACCAGTTCCTCGGCACGGGCCATCCGCGACATCGGCGAGTCGTAGACGATCTCGTAGTCGCCCCCGGCCTCCACCAGTTCAGGCGGCATGGGCGGCAGGATGCGATGGAACATCAAAAGGTCGAGTTCACGCTCGATCTGCGGCCCGAGCGCCTCGGACTGCTGGCGCCCCATCGTGGGCGTCAGGAGCATGCCCTTCTCCTGCGCCCGGATCAGCGCCTCGGTGGCGGTCATGCGCGGGGTCTCCACGAGGATCTGGAACAGAGTCACCAGGAACGCATCATCGATCGCCGTGCGCCGCTGCTCCATCTTGGTCTCGTTGATGTCCACCCGTGCGCCCGTGCCAAAGGGTTGGATCATCGCCTGACCATTGCGGTTCACGCCCCCAGGGTTCAGGCCCCCGGGCTGCATGCGGATCGTCGTGGCACCGCCTCCAAGGATGCCGTCATCGTGGAGCAGGATCGGCGGGTCCACGAGTTTGTGGACCGCACGGATGTCGGTCTTGGACATCTCGTTGAGCATCTTGATGTCGGCCAGCGCGGTCATGGCCGGCGAGCGCCCGTATACCTCCTCGGGAGCAGTGACGTAGCGGGCGATGCTGTACGGG